TCACCTACAGCGTTTGGATTAGGTATATTGCTAGAAAAATCACCATTATTAACTAAGTTATCAGAAGGTATTGTAAAGTTATAAGACTTATCTTCTTTTTGTTGTATTTTAAAAGGATTTTGTGTATCACTAGTAGGATACAAAGGATGTTTAACTCCAGAGCTATCTACTGATAAAACTCTAGTATAATTAACATAATCGTGAGGAAGTACCATTGTTAATGATGGTGGTAGTTCTATTTCTTGAGATTTTATAGATTTTAAAGTGTCAAAAGATAATTCAGCTAAAGATCTTTGAGCGTAAAAACGTATATCATTTTTATTAGCTTTACTTAATATTTTTTCTTCACCAGTATAAACTATCATAAACTGATTTATAATATTCTCAAGTGATGTAAACTGATAATTGCCAAAAGCTGATGGATTATTGTAATAACTGTATTGTGATTGCTCTAGTATTCCCATTTAATTATTGTTTTTCTTGTTGAATATTTTTTATATCTTCCTGTGATGCTATTGATAAAAGCCCAGGATCTTTCATTGCTATAGCAGCTAGTTGTAATATTTTAATAACTAATTTAGTTTCTTCTGATGGATGTAACTCAAAATCAACTGTTCCAGTAGCGCCATAAAGAAGACTTCCGTCACCAACTAGAATACCGTTCCAATTAACAGTATTAGGCTTTCTTATATAGTCAACAACTACTTTGTCTATACTACTATTACTACTTGGATGAGGATATATTCTTAATCTATCATCACCTGAAGAGCTACTATATCTAATATAAAAAGGAAATTTTTTAGTTTCTCCTAACAACGAAGAAGATAAATACGAGTCTAATTGTGTTATTTGTATTTCTTCAGCTTTTTTTATTTTGTTTTCAGTTTGATAATCAACTCTAACTTGTGTTAACCTATAAAGATTTAGAAAATCATTATTAAGATTAATATTACCTTCATTACCAACTACATCTGCTAAATCATCGTGTATTTGAAATAAACTTATTTTTTCTTCTATTATATCTATAGAATCCGCTATTTTAGTTTGATTACCATTACGTCTACCAAACTGAGATCTATCGTGGAAATATTGTTCAAATATATCCATTTGAGCTTGATTAGCAAATAAATTAAACTTTACTGGAGGTATGTAGCCTCTTTGTTCTTTATTAGCTAAAGCTAAAACCCTTTGGTATACTGTATCTATACTTATCGCCATAATTTTTAATTTGTAGTTTGTAATCGCCCCGTAGGGCGACTACTCCTACAGTTTGATTATTTTAATCTTTTTTCTATATTTGCATATATTTCCATACCTTCATCAGTTTTAAACCAATGCGCTAAAGCAGTGTATGGGTGCTCGTCAAATGGTACTGTCATTATTTTTCTATCATTAGAACCCCACAAAAAGTTTCTTTGATTAGAAGATAATTTAATAATACCAAGTTCAGTTGCTTTAATACCAAAGTTTCTAAGTTGAACATTATCGTCAGAAGCTAATTCTAAGAATAAAACTGGGTTGTTACGAGCAAATAGTAATAAATCACGTTTAAGCTCTTTAGAACTCATCCTAGACACTTCAGAACCTTTTTCTACGCGCATTATAGCTTCAGCCATATCAATGTCTAATTCTCTAGCTATAACTATTGCGTCTGCTTCTAATTCTAATATTTCTATTTCATTAGCAGCTTTAACTTCTGGTTTGTGCTCGTAATATATAGTTTCTTTATGAGGATGGTATATTGATAATAGTTTTTGCAAAACTGTTTTTTGTTTTTCAACAAATAAAACCCCGTTTCTAAACACAACATGCTCTAGTCTTTGATCACCTTGCATCTCATCTACAAAAGGTGTTTTTTGGTTTTGACAATATTTTAATTCTCTTTCATAACCTTTTTCTTCGTCGAAATAATATATGTTATTTGTTTTTAACATATAAGATAGCGGCTTATTATTTCCTCTTAAATAATAAACTCTATCTTTTACTTCCCACTTTGGTTTTTTAGTTTCAACTTTTTTAGGTTTTGGTGTTTCAACAACTGGTGTTTCAACAACAGGTACCTCTACCTCTTTTTTTGTTTCTTGTTTTTTTGCCATAATATAATATATAATAAAATTAATAAAATAAAAGGCCGAGGCCGAAGCCCCGGACTTTTAAAAATAGTTTACTTCATTAACATAAAGTTGTTAGCACCTTGAGTGATTAAACATCTTTCAGTTAAGAAATGTATTTGCAACGCGTCTAACGCAGAAGTAGCAGCACCTACAGAACCAGTAACCCAAGTCTTCATTCTTCGGTCATCAGTTTGTGAAGCTCTAAATCTTACGTGTAAGAAAGGACGTCTCATGCTAGCTCCAACAGTTTGGTCATAAACTGAAGAAGTTCCAGCAGGGATAAAGACACCTCTAATAGCATTAGCACCAGCAGCATCGTTAATACCACCTCTAGTAGCTTTGTCGTTTAAGTATCTAAAGTCAGATTTGTAGAAGTCATAAGAACCTCTTCGGAAGCCAGAGAAACCTAAGTTTAATGCCATATCTTCAGAGTTGTTAAATATTCCGTATGAAGTACCACCAGATCCGTAAGAGTTCATAGAAGCTAACATATCGTCTATTGCTAAACTAGTAGTTCTATTAACAAACATCATATACTCTTCAATAGCACCTTGCTTATCAAACTCAGCTAAAATAGCATCGAACTCAGCTAAATCAGTAGCAGCGTTAACACCAGTTACACCAGTAGTAACGTTACCTCTTGATTCTATAGCTGCAAATAAACCTTGAGTACCAACTGAATCACCAGCTGTTCCTAAGAAATTATCAACAGCATCAGTACCGTGTACACCAAGCTCACCTTCTAACATTGCCATTTCAACGTAGTCAGCAAAACGAGCTCTAGTATCAGCTTCAGCTTTTAAGTACCATAAGTAACCAGCAGCACCAGCTTCAGAAGATATTTCAACCCAACCAATTCTAGAAGCGTCAGATCCTGATACTTCGTAGTAATCTTTCATGATAATTGGTTTATTACTAAAAGATTTAAAGCTTGGTTCGTTAGCACCTCTTGAATCAGCTTCAGCAGCAGCAGCGCTAAGGTATTTTTTACCTTTTGCAAATTCTGAACCGTAAACCATAATAACACAGTCAGTTTTTGCATCAGTAATCGCAGAACAGTCAGCTACACCGTAAGGCGCTAATTCTACAACGTTACCATCAACTTCAGTAACTAAAGCTTTAATAACAGCTTCTGGATTAGCAACGATAACAGTATCGTTAACTCTAATACCATGTGAACCTGAAGTATAATCAGCGTTAGTGTCAATAAAATCAGTGATAGTAACTTTACCACCGTTAAGTGATCCGTTGATATTACCGTTGTTGTCTGTCATTGTACATGTGTATGAAAGATGTAATCTTCCTTGTTCAGACCAGATGACTTGATCAGCCGTCATAGCCTCTTCTGCACCAACTTGAGCAAGGAAACCAGAAATTGTACGAGGCCCAAAAACCTCAGCTTCTTTTTCCATCAAGTCTGGCACGTATTGTTGACCCCAACCAGCGTTAGTTGAAAGGTCTAAGTAGTTTGTTGATAGTGTCTGCTGTATTGAAGCAGGCGTACTATTTAACAAACTACCAGGATTTGTAATTGCCATAATTTTGTAATTTTAATTGTTAATTTTTGTTTTTAATTCTAAATTTGAAGTCATTTGAATTATTACCTAACACTTTTACTTTCATACCGCCAGTATTAATCTGACTATTAAACTCTTGTCTTGGATCCATACTAACGTTTTTAGATTTAGCAATACTTTCTTTTAAAGCATCTGCTTTACCTTGTTCGTAAAAATGTTTTGCAATAGCATCAGCGTTCATGGCTGTAAATAAAGACTTGTGATAGCCTTTAGTATCCTCCATTTCATTATTTTTATTTAAGAACTTCTTAACAAAATTATTAATGTCACTTTGAGTTTCTTTAACAGAACTAGTATCTTTTACATTATATCTAAACTTTTTATCGCCAACGTTATATTCAAAACCTTTGAACTCTTTGTTGAACAATTGATTAGTTTTATTTAAAAAAGTACGAGTTTGTTTTTCAGCTACTTCTTGCTGTTCTTTTGACTCTTTGTTGTACCTGTTGAAAAAATCAATAGCTTTTTGTTGTTCGTTTGTTAACTTGCTACCGTATTTAATATCATCATAGTACTTGGTTTTTGCATTTTCTAAATGCAACTTTGCTTGAGCAACTTGCTCCTTCAAAGCTAGTTTTTTTCTTTTTATATCTTTTTCTTCGTCTACATCTTGGTCAAAAGAAAAATTATCTTCCATCATAAAGTCTATTTCTTCTGAATCTAAATGTGGTTTAGTTTGTTTATAATATTCTTTTAATAAAGATAGATTATCTAATTGTGAATAATCTTGATTTAACTTAACGTAATCACTTAAATCTCCACCAGTTTCGTTCATAAAATTAATAAGCTTTTCTATGTTTTCAGGTAAAGGTTCACTCGTGTTTTCTTCTTCAACAACAGTTTCTTGAACTTTTTTAATTGGTTCTTCTGTTTCTTCTGTTGTTATTTCCTCAACAACGGGTGCTTCTTCATTTTGAACCTCGTCGGTGCTTTCTCCGGTAAGTTTTTCATTTGTTGTTTCGACGTTTTCTTCGAGTACCTTTTCGCTAGTTTGGGATTCGTCGCGTACAGGAACCTCATCTGTGCTTTGCTCTGGAACGGCATCTGCTTCTGGTTTTTTAGTTAAATCTACTTTGATGATGTTATCATCTTTTTGTTCTTTATTTTTACTAAGATTTACCTTAGTAACATTATCTGTTTCTTTTTTCTTTTTTGCCATAATATAATATAATAATAATTAATAATTTTTACCTAGGTCCAAACTGAGACATATCACCAATAGATCCTAATATATCATTACCTGATGATTCAAACTTTTTAGCCGGTTGATTACCTTTTCTTTGTTCTATCAGTTCAGACTGTTGACTAGCTTGTATTCTAGTTCTTTCATCTTTACGATCTTCTTTCATCGTTTCTTTTTGTTTAGTGCTTTCTACTTCTAAACCTTTTAACTGCATGTTAAACTGAAACTCTAAAGCCATAAGTTGTTGTTTAGCTTGTATTTCAAACTGCATTTTCTGTGCGTCAAGCTGTGCTTTTAGTTGTTCTAATTGAGCTTCAGACTGCGTAAGTGCTTGTTGCTTTTGAACTTCCATCTGAGCAGCGGCTTGTTGTTGCATTGCATTAGCTTGTGCTTGAGCTTGCATGTTTTGCTCTTTCATTAATTGTTGTTCTTCAAGTTTCTTTTTTCTACGTATTTTTAAAACTTGATTAGCTAGTTTAACATTACTTATTTCTCTAACATCTATAGCGTCTTCTAAATCTATAGTTTGTTGCTGTAATGCCATTTGTATGTTGTTTTCAAGCATTGCTTTTTCTTCACTGTCTGGCATAAGTTCTATAAATATACCAAAGTCATATAAATGAAGCTCAGACATTTCTTCAAGTGTAGCTACGTTATGCACACCTATAGCTTGTATAAAAGCATCTTTTGTTGGTGAATATTCTATAATATCAGATATTCTAAGTGATAACTGCTCTGATACTTCTGCTGTTAAAAATAAACCAGAATCTAATATATGTCTTGTGGCTGTGTTACTATTAGCTGCTGCTATTTTTTGTATACCAACTAAAGCTCTATCATCTGGCGTGCTACCATCTCTAGCTTCATTTAAACCAGTTACATCTCTAATCATCTGTAAGTAATAATTATAATTACCTATAAGTGCTTGCATTTTACTACCACCAGAGTTAGAAGATATTTCTTGTATAGGTACTTTACCAGGGTTCATATCACCGTCAGAAGTAAAACTTCTACCTATAACACTACCTGTTTGAAAAAACATATTTAATGCTTCTTGAGGGTTATAGTTAGTACCATTACCTAAATCTATTTCAGCAAGTCCGTCCGCGTCTAAATAAACACCATCAGGTATTAAACGAGACATTACTTGCTGTAACTTTAAATGCGTAAGCTGAATCATATCAGCAAAACCAGTAATTCTTTTTACTAAAGAGTCTATATTTCCTTTGTACATACGAGGCGCTACGATACTATAATTCATTTTAACTTTAGTAAAGTCACTTTTTGGCCTCATCATATTTTTAGCCATACCCCAGCTTAAAAGTTTATTTGTACCAACAACTAAAGCGCCTTCAAATAAAACCTCTATAACTCTATCTAATTTAGAAAAACCACCTTCCATTTCTTCTGGTGGATTAAATTGATCGTCTTTTTCTATAGCTTTTTCAGAACCAGTAGATGTTTCTTTTAATTTGTAAACTTCATTAGTATAAGTTTTGTAATTATAATATAAAACTTGAACCTTGTTATTGTCAAACTCATCGTAACTACTAGCGTTTTTATAAGAGTTATTAGTATATAAAGATCTAGAATTTATTATTTCTTCTAAATCACTTTGTTCTAAATGTGGAAACTGTTTAGCTAATTCGTTTACTGGTATTGTTTTTATCTCACCAACATAATATATATCGTCAAAATGTGGAGACTCAGTATATGAATAAACTAAGTCCGCCGGATCAACATATTCTACTGTAGCGCCTTCAGATGTTGTAAAATTAGTTTTAACAGCGCCTATACCTAAAACAGTTAAATCTCTATAAAACCTTTTTTTAATTAAATCATATCTGCTACCATTCATTAAAACGTTTATAGCTTGTTCTTCTGCTATTTCTACAGCTTGCTTGTAAGTTAGCTGCATATGTAATTCTAATTCTTCTTGTGTTTCTGGAACTTCTTCAGGATCGTTTTGATACAAGTTTATATTAAACTTTTCTTGTACAAAATCGTTCATCTCTTTGTTACGCATATCATCTAATATAGACTGCATATATTGAGTTCTTTTTTCTACACCATAAGGATCTTGAGAATAAGCTTTTACTTGATAAACTCTTTCTGACATACCGTTAACAACTATATCTACAAACTTAGGTATAATAGGCACTGGTGTCCAGTCAAGATTTAAATAGCTTAAGTCACCATTTATAGATAACTCATCTTTATATTTTTGTATTGATTGATTACCTTCAGCATATAATCTTAATCTATGAAAATCATTATAATGCTTATGGTATCTATTTAAACCTTGGTCTTTGTTAAACCACTCGTGTTCTATAGCCTTAGCAACTTTTAATCCATAGTCATAACTAAGTTTTTCTGCATCACTTACAACTTGACTCGGGAAATAATTGTTAATATACTCTGCCATCTGTTATTTTATTATTTTAGATGTATTACCAGCGTTAGTATACCTAGCAATACTTATGTTTAATTTGTCTCTTTCAATTTTAGCGTTTGGTCTATATAAATTTCTATTACAAGCCATAACAGCTAATCCAGAACTTATTGTTGCGTCAAACTTAGTTCTTTTTGTTATATCAAATCTAGCCCAATCGTTTAGCGTTTTGTTAAAATATATATTACCATAAACACCATCTTCTAAATGACCAACGTGCTGCTGTATGTACATTTCAATAGCCGCAGCGTGCGCTTGTTTTATATCTTCACTAGAGTTTGGTATACCACCTATTTCTTTTTCTGAAGTTGATAGTTTATTCCAAATTTTATCTGGCCTGTTCATGCTATAACCTCTATAACCTCTACGTCTTAAATGATATAATAATCTAGGTTTGTTGTTTTCTGCAAGCAATGGCATACCATAAAAAACTAAAGCCATTAATACGTCTTCAAAAAATATCTCTGCTGTTTGTGGTCTAGCTATATATTCTAAGAAAAAATGATTAGGTGGTACGTCTTCCATGCTAAACTTAGTTAAACCATGTAAAGCACCATTAGAACCCTTACCATCTACTGTACCTGATATATCATAACTATCACAGCCAAAAGCACCCATGTGCTCGTTTCCAGGATATTTAATACCTTTTTTTGTAATTATTCTATTTTGCATTTGGCTAGGAGGAAACCAACTTACGTTAAATCTACCTTTTGGATCTGGATAAAATATAACTTGTGTATCTTTAATTCCGTTTACCCATTGAAAATTACCAGTGTTTACATTGCCTTGCGCGCCAATACCTTCATTGTAATCTATTTGTTCGTATATCTTAACTAAATTAAATATACTATTTTTTGCTTCATCTCTAAACGCATGCTCTTCAGTTCTTGGAAACTGCCTGTAAAACTCGTTTAAAGCATCTTGATCGTTTTTTAAACCCTCTGCTTCATTATTCCAGTGATCAATTATGCCGTAATCTATTAACTCGCCATCTGGCCCGAAGACATCATGATCAGGCATATGATAGACTGGTTGTCCGTATTCGTCAAGAAATCCTTCATAGTTCCATTCCATTGGGACAAAAAGAGAATATAAACCAGACTTTGTTTGTCCATTAC